ATCTTTTGCTGTCTGGCTCAAAGTATTTTCGCTAGTAAAGATTAGTCCAGTTACTGCGCCATTCTCGAAGAATTGCTCCTGGAAATTTTGCATCTTGTATAGAATCTTAATGTTTCTATCTGCTGCAGCTAATCTGCTACTACCTCTGTAGATACTATCACTGCTCAAATCCTTAATGTGAATCACTTCATCACTAGTCATTGCAGTGGTATTATTGTATGTGTATCCAGATACGAAAGTTTTCGCGTTCGGGATAACTTGAACATTAGCTGCTGGTAGGTGGTAGAAGAAGCTTCCATCAAAGTAGATGAAGATATTGCCCTCTAGTACGAAATCCGTGAAGATAGCTGTTCTGAATTCTTGTGCCGACTGGTACGGATTAGGTCTAAAGTTCAGTAAGTTATGCAGAGTCTTCTGCCTAGTACCTACTGTAACGCCTTCATGTACTTTGTCCTTAATATCATAATCCATGCTAGAGCATGCACTTACTAACATACTCACACCGCGGTTAACGGTCTCTAGCTTAGTGAAAGCCTGTAAGTAGTTGATAGAAGTATCTGTAGCTACGTTGTAGCCAGCTTCCATAGCGATGGTAGCCTGAGCAGGATTAGCCTTCTCAGTAGCCCAGGGTTTATACCAAACCATAGTATTCCTTTAATAAAAACGCCCAAAAACCCCTAATGACTGTTTTGGTGCGTCACCGGATAACTTGGCTTTTTGTATTTCGATCCATCGCTGTTGCTTAGGGACAGAAGCAGGAGAAGGCGCTTTGCCGTATACTCCGTGTAGCTTTACATGGTGAGTATTACACAATGTGTAAACCATATCATATAACTCTACTTTGTGCGTTTCGATGAACTCGTCCCTGACAGCTAGAATACCTTCGTCTGTATCAATAGCATAGCCAGCTTTTTCTGCCCATGTATTTAACAAAGTAGTTATACTGTGTAAATGGTGTAATTCAAGGTCTTCTGTAGTTCCGCAAATGCAGCAGGAATCCTGCTTAACGTATGCAGCCTTTGCTGCATCCCGTACCCATTTAACTGGGATGCGCTTATTTTCTGTATTTTTTGCCATTGCTAGTAATTAACGTGTGTGGTGCTATATAATTCGCTAGCACACTTTCATTTCCACTATTGTATCATTTTAGCATGAGAATGTCAATGTGTATTTTTGCTCCAGCTTAGGGTGTATAAAAATGGACGTAAAAAAGCCACTATAGCTGTTAGACTATAGTGGCTTTTTTATTTAAATAACTTATACCACCAGGACATTCTTTCGTACTCTAGCTCCCTACGTAGCGTCTCTACCTTATCACCTAAATCTAGCCTTTGGGCGTCTAACTTAGCGTACTCCCTTTTCCAGGTAGCTATAGCAGCGTTACCTTGTTCAATCTTACCCATTATGTCTTGAGTAATTTCTTCATCAGTACGCTGTCTACGAAGATGCTTAGTAGTAGCTTGTAGGTGCTCGATAGCTTCGTCACGATCTTCTAGTACCTTAGCGTACTCTTCTTTAGATTGTAGCAGCTCCGATATACGTACTATATGCTCTATAGTAGGGGCGCCTAAATAGTGTATTAAGTCCTCTAAAGCGTACCCAGGTATGGGGTCTTTGGGTATAGTACTATTTAAGCACGGACGTAAACGGCTAATCAGACAGGATTCTACAATATCTATATGGTCTTCATGACACCTGACTAATATTTCTGCATTAGGTTCGCCCCATGAGTCGTACGCGGCCTGCATAAGTTTAGCGGCTTTGCCTGCCCTAAGCTTATCCATATGCTGCTTCCACCTAGTAGCAATGTCAACTGACTTACCTATGTAGTCTGCTCCGTTACTAAAAGTTAATCTATAAACGCCTGATGTCATTATGTACCTGTCACGAAAGAGTATAAGGCATACCGCAATGCGTCAGCCATGTGAGAATGTTCATTATGCTCAGGTTTCTCAATCCCTGATACTGTATCAGTCTTCCAGCGGTACTGATCTAGCATAGCTAAAGTTATCGTGCACCTAGGGTCTACCAATAGACGATTTTGTACGATTAGGGTCTGCACGTATGCAATTCCTTCTAGTACCTGCTTCTTAGCTTTAATAGTACCAATGTTATAGCTATATGCTAAGTCGCCACCAAATTGAGCAGCAGCACTGTCTATAAAAATAGTCTCTATACCGTACTTGCTAGAAAGTTCTTGGAACTTCTCGGCATGTAGGCTAGTGACGGCTTCTGACTCTTGGTACTCGTCTACTACGTGGAATACATCAGTGCTAGGGTTGTAAGCTATGACGATGAACGCTGTAGGGTCGCGGTAGCCAGGGTCTAGCCCTGCTATATACTCTAATCCACCAGTATTGTCGAACGGTACACAGTGTGTAACCGCATCAAACGCATTATAGATTTGACCCTCAAACGTAGTAAACGACGCCATGTACTCTTGTTCAAAGTGACCCTTAGTCATAGTACGCCGTGCTTCCTCTACGTCCGCACTCTTCATACGCTTGTTTTCACTATAGTCGGCAGTTAAAGATGCCCACTGAGGGTAATCAGGGCTGAACCCACGTTGGTAATATATACTGAACCAGTTGTTACGTCCGCGAGGTGTACTAATAAAGATAGCCTTAGAATTAGGCTTATCTAGTGTAGGGCGCAAGCTAACTTCAAAAGCTTCCTGTGCATCTCCACCTAGAGCGGCCTCATCGAATATAATTAAATCATAACTGCGGCCAACACAGCTATCAACAGTACTAAGGGACCCCATTCGTACAGTCGAACCATTAGAGAGTTCAATTACTCTATCCTTTAAGTTATCTTTTTCTACCTCTAAATCAAATGACTTAATCAGCTTACGCTGTATTTCAAATGAGATAGACGATAGGTTATAGTTAGGCGACATAATTAATACGTTACACCCAGGTATTAATGTGACTAGTTGCCCTACGATATTAGCAATATACGTCTTACCCAAACGTCGAGCTAGTGCTGCACAAATAAACCTGTATGCAGGGTTATTAACAGCATTAATTAGCGCAATCTGAGGGTCGTTGATTTGTTCCCATGCAGAGGATTTCTCATATGTAATAGGATCTACAGCAGGTAACAATTTAAGATAAGCTGCAATTGGCAGCTTAATAAATCGTTCAGACATTTTATACTCAGTTATTGAATCCCGAGCAATGTCTGGTCTACTAATAGTTAACATGGGCGGCAGATTAGGTTATGCGAGGCATAGTTCCTATCCCATATGTTCTTCTTCAATCCGAAGAAGTTATTCTCTCTATAAAGAGTAGGTTTATGTTCTTCAATACTGTACCCTAGTTCACGAATGAACGTACGTAAAGCAAAAGACTTATTCTGTCGGTCGTCTTCAATATACATAATAGGTTTGCAACGCTCAATAGTTTGTACTGCTCCGCGTAATACTTCTAGCTCGTATCCTTCTACGTCAATCTTCATGAACCCACAGTCTAGCGAATAGCTATCAAGAGTATGTACTGGAACTTCGTAAGATCCATAAATGGACGTATCTCCAATAGCTAGTCCACCGAAGTTGCCTTTAGAGCTATACTGAACCTTAGGCATCTCGGCTACACCTTCATGAGCACCTAGTGCGCAGTTAATAACTACCCCTGGTTCAGTATTACCCATAGTTTCTGCGTGATTGTAGTTCCACTCAGCAATCTCAGCTAGCTCCGGCTGAGGTTCGAATCCAATTACCTTGAATCCACGGGAGCGTAGTGCTTGCCCGATTACTCCGATATTGGCCCCAATATCCAAGCATACTCCGCTAGCCATGTCTAGGATAGCCTCTGTCTCGTCTGGCCCATACTCACCATAACTAAATAGTGATCGTCCGACGTATTCATCCTTACCAAGGAACCTACAAGGCCCCCAGCGTCCATTAACTTCTCTGTACATAACCATCCTCTATTAATTCACGAACCTCAGCAAAAGCAGATTCCCACGAACTATTCTGTACAATACGTACAGACTTATACCATACGGTCGATGACAGCCCCACGCCCCATCTAAAGTCGGTCTCGTGTAGTGGCTGAATCATGATGCAAGGTACGCCCAAAGACCCGCATAAGTGTACTATCGACGTATCAACAGTTACTACTACGTCTAGAGCCAGTACGAGTGCAGCGGTTTCACTCCAGCTTTTAGCTGTACAACGCTTAATACCTGCAACAGCAGCGTCACCGGGATTAAGGCTATGAAGATCGCCAAGATCGCGCAAGCTAGCAAAGTAACGGCTGCTACAGCTGCGGTAATGGTTATTCCGATGAGTGGTACTTCCAGACCATACAACACCAATGTTTTTACGTTCACGATTTAATTCCTTAGCAGTAAACTTTCCAGCGAGCCAATACTCGTTCACAATTCCAAATACAGAAGCAAGAGAGCACAACGGCACATATACTCCTGGCAGCCCAGCACTACTCCTAGCAATCTCATAATCGCTAAAGAAACAGTCTAGGGACGGGTCGCATACAACGATAACTCTATCGAACAAAGCACGTAGAAATCCTACATACCGCCCAAACATAATCTTATCGCCTAACCCTTGTTCAGTCATTACTACAATGCAAGAACCCGACGACACACCATCCCACCTAGGCAAGTATGATTCCATCCCTACTGAACCAGCCCCACGATCAAAGCGGTACTCATACAACGACCAGCCTAGCTTCCACGATTCAGAGGTATAATCACCACGGCTAATACACGTCCGCAATAAAGCATTCCCATAATTCCACTTCGCTTCTTTGTACGAACCATCTAAAGCTAAAGCAGAACTATACAACCTAATAGCTTCCGCATCCGAATCATACGCATAAGCCATTAATCCTAGGTTATTTAACGCTAGACTATACGGACCGAGCGATCCGTCATAGAATGGTACATCTTCACGAGCAGCAATAGTATAATTAGCAACAGCAAGCCCGTCATTCAACAGCCCGCGGTAGCAGGTGCCCATATTGACGAACTTCTCCTTGAAGTCAGGAGCGCGCTTATAAAACTGAAGAGCTTTTGCATAGTTGCCCGCGTTTAAATACTTCGTAGCACGGTTATAATCTAAAGCATTATTCATTATCAATTACTGGTGTCATTAGTTGTTCAATCAGGGAAGCATACCGTGAACCGCCACTATTATTCTGCTGAATATTAACTTGCGTTTTTACGCCAGCGGAAGCCCGAATCTTTTCAAGTGCCAGCTCGTGGTCCATATGATCTTTAATCATTTTATGCTTAAGTGCTAAAATCTCTGTGATATCTTTATTCGAACCAACATCAGCCTCGTCCATTTCCTTGAACTTCTTCTGAATGATAAGGTCCATCGCTTCGGACATTTGAAATCTGTTGTTAAATCCTAAGTTGTAAAAAACACTATCCACGTACGCTTTTACTTCGCGACGTTTTAGTATGGTTGCTACAAGTTCGGGTTGAATGCCCAGAGAGTCGGCCACGGCGGCAATCGAGGGCGTTTGCAAATAGCAATTAGCCACCTCCAGTGCCTCTGGCGAAATATCCAAGGCCTCTGCGGGCGTATTACCAGGCAATGAGTTGCCTGTGGATGTAGGTAAATGGGAACTACCATCGTAGGTTGAAAGATTGCTCATGATGATTATAATTATAAGGATCGTTCATTATAGCATTATGCGGAAGCCTGGTCAAGTGAAAAATTTTAGACGGTTGATACAATTGAGAAAATTAGAGAAGATTGAGAAGATTGAGACGGTTTAGACGGTTGCTGTGCTTGTGGCGCTTGCGGCGACTTAGGGTCGGACGTAGTACGGCACCGAAAGTTGTGCGGAATTTTTTTAAATTTAGGCCGTGTGAGTGGGCCTATCAGCGTATAGGCATTAGTTAGTCAAAGAACCCCCGTGGGTATGCCTAGTCCCCATTAATTATACCATACATACGCAGCGCAACGCAATAGGGGTAAACACCTATGAAATAATTTTTATTTCTATGCTATAATTATTTCATACACTAAGGAACTATTATGACCTACATCACAACAGCTCTCGCAATTATCTGGGCTATCTTGCCTCTCCTTATTATTATTTATTTGCAACGTGTTGACGGCACACTAACATAAACGTGCTATAATTGCATCATGCTAAAAACTAACACACTTAATCTCTTAAGCGCTTACGGGCGTACATACGCAACACGCACTGAGGCCTCACGCGATTGGGCGCAGGGCAAGGATTTTAAAATTGTATGTGGCCCATACTGTAGCATTAGGGATGTGGGGGAACTATCCTGCCACTATACACACCTTGCAATTAACATTGCAAATGGACAACCTTTAATTGTAACTTTGTAACTCATCATGAAAAGCAAACCAACATACGTTATCATACACGTTAAGAGCCTGACTCTTATTGCAGCGTATACTAATAGAGCGAGGGCTTTAAAGGTTGCGGAACAAAATGCACAATGGTTTGTAAAATCTATTCCAACATACAGAGGCCCCCTATAATATTAAGTTTGGCTGATTAAATGTGTGGTATTTTTACCACACATTTGCGCCAATTATACCACGTATAATTGGCCCCTGTCAAGGGGTTTCGCAAATATATTTTAGACTGCACACTCTAATTTAATTCACACAATAGG